CGGCGAAGGTCAAAAGAAAGAACGTCGTCGTGCTAAGCCCCGTCAGTCTAAGAACGATGGCTTGGTCGCGCATCAGTATGCAAATGAGAATTTGAAATTGCAAGGTGAGCGCGATGCCCGTGAAGAGTTACGTCGGATTGAACTAGAGGCTTTGGCGCGAGAGAAGAAAGCGGCGGAGGAGGAAATGAAAGTCAGAATAAAGACTCATAATCTCCACTGTGCGCTAGAATCGCTTGAGGACTACGACATCACCAATGATGTGACACTTGACAAGGTTGTTGTTTCATACAAGACTTTTTGGTTGAGGTTACTTAGTTTGGTTGGGGTCGTGGTTTTCTTGCAGGTTTGGTTGGAAATGGATGCACTGATTGTTCTTTTCAGTGGACTTTCATCCATCTACACTTTTCTCGCAACCATGTTCGTTCTTACCACGCGCTTACTGCAACGGAAATACTCCCACTCAAGTGGGGGATTGTTCCACAGTGTAGTGCTGGCACTCGTCTACAATCTACCCTGGATTGGTTGTGTGATAAAGACAAAACGAGTGGAACGACTAAAAGAGGCTCATGGGATGTTTGAGAATTGGGATAACGGTATTGATTTGCGGCCGTCCAATTTCCAGCATGTTCCCCTCATGAGCCCCGAAAGCAGGGTGGGGGTCAAGTACCGTTGCAAGGAAACAGTGATTGTGACGATATTGATCTGCCAGTTCAAGTTGCTGGTTCTCAAGTTTTCCAATGAGAAAACGTCCAAGAAGACAAGGCTCAGTCCTAGTTTGGCGCTCCTGGCAGAGTTGTCAAACGCTGACATTTGTGGAATGAACAAGGATCTGTCGATCGCAAAAGACAGAATTGAGAACCAGTTGCGTAACATTAAGAATGTCAACTTGAACAAGTTCACGGTAGCACTTGATGGAGTGTACCAAGACACCGCGATAGTGGCCAGCATTTTGTGGCGACAACGACTAGCGCGGTTGAAGAACGTGCAATATTTCTAGAACACCAACGGGGGACTCTCTGTGTGGCCTATGGTTATAGAGTTGGAGAGGTTCCGCTGCCTGAAGTTAAAGCCCCAAAGGCAGGGACTGGAGTGCTGAGAGTCACACAGTCCGTAGACGATAGAAAACCAGTGTCCGTGTCGCTTGGACCAGTGGTAACTGTCGCAGCGTGTCCACACCCCGACCAATATGATACCACCACCACCCTGGCTGGTGTATTTAAGAGAGTTGCATCAAAACATCCCGAACCCGATCCTAAAATCCTCGAGGAGTTCGGAGCCTTTGTTGATAAATGGCTCGAGGAAAATCTCACCCCACTGCCCTCTGACAGTGATGTGTCTGTAATCAAATGGCTGGAAAAATGTAATTATCCGGCCTGGCGTAAGGAAGAACTACTTGAAAAATTCTCAAAAGTAGAGGACCAGTTCGACCCTAAGTATACAGAGGCTAAGTGTTTTATTAAGGACGAGACCTATCCTGAATATAAGCACGCTCGCGGGATCTATTCCCGATCCGACGAGTTTAAATGCTTTACGGGGCCAATCTTCAAGCTAATTGAAGAACAGCTCTATAAGTATCCAGCCTTCGTGAAACACGTCCCCGTTGCTGAACGACCCAAGTACATTAGCGATCTACTTGGAGCTTTCGGGGCCGCTTGGGCCACAGATTACACTGCCTACGAATCACAGTTCATCAGGAGAATTATGATGAAATGCGAAATGAAATTGTATTTGTATATGATTCAGTTTTTGTCCACTCGGTCGGATTTCGTTAGGCATTTAGAGGCGATCTTGGGAAAACAAGTTTGTATTTTTAAACTTGCAAAGTTCGTCTTGGACACATGTAGGCTCTCAGGTGAGATGTGCACATCATTGGGAAATGGATTTTCAAATCTAATGTTCGCTTTGTTCACTGCACACAAAAAGGGCTGCACGAATGTGAGAATAGTCGTTGAAGGAGACGACGGTCTTATGAAGTTCGATGGTCCAGATTTATCGGCGGAAGATTTCGCCCTTTTAGGGTTGACGATAAAAATGGAGAAACACGAAAACATTGAGACAGCATCCTTCTGTGGAATCATATTCGATTCCGAGGAATTGATCAATATTGATGATCCTCGGGAAGCGCTAGCAGGTCTTGGCTGGGGTGGGAGTAAATATACTCTTTCTAAACCCAGCAAGAAGATTCGCCTCTTGCGCTGCAAAGCTCTTTCTCTCGCCCACCAGTATCCCGGATGTCCAATCATCCAGGAGCTGGCGGATTACGCTCTCAGGGCGACTAGGTCCCACAATGTAGGAAAAGTCGGCTTGCAGTCTTGTCGTAACATGTGGGAGCGTGACCAATTACAGGCCGCGCTCAATGCACATGATGAAGGGAAAATTTTGAGAAAGAATCCTGGGCCTCGTTCGAGGGCCCTGGTGGAATCAATGTATGGTGTGTCTGTAGAGGCACAACTAGCGATCGAGTCGTATCTTAGGGAAAAGAACGATTTGAGTCCGTTGAGTTGTGACTGGATCAATCAGATAATGCCTGACGTCTGGCGAGATTATTCTTGCCAGTATGTTAGGTACACCGACAGGGATAGCCTAAACAAACAGTGCTTTGTTCAGAGTACAAAGAACTACCTTAGGGAGTTGCTAGAACTGCCTGGTGTGGGACTGAGTAGAAATGTTTATGTACAGTGGGTACAGGAGGAATAGGCTCGAGGCCATCCTCCGCAGACCACTCTGCATGTTCTTTCTTCCAGCCACATCAGCGAGCACACCGAGGAGTTGTTGGAAACAATTTATGCACTGCGCGATCAAACATCTTGGTTAAAATACACCTAAACAAAAGAACTTGGCTAACTGTTGCC